AGACGATTCTTGTCGACCTTGCCGGCGCTCATCACCTCGACGGGCGTAGTGCTCGAAGCCGCTAGCGTGACCTCGTATGTCAGCACGAACTTGGGCTCGTTGACGTTGTGTCGCAGCCCAAACCGCAAGCTTTGAGACACGGGGTCCACCGCGCCCGCGGTCACGTTCGCAACGCGAACTTGCACGGTGCCGGCGACGAGCACGCGACCTTGCGGCAGCGTCACGCCTACGGGCCACACGCCGAGCGGCGTGATCGTCACCAGGTCGCCGACGAGGGCGCCCGGCACTCGCGAAGTCGACCGTCACGTCGGCGATCGTGTCGGGCTCCGCCGTCGGGACGTAGGGAATCAGGTTGCCCGTGTCATCGTCGCGCGAAAGGATCGTGCCCTCGGCATAGACCTGCTCGGTCAACTCGACGTTCTCGAGCGTGCCGGAGCGCTTGCCCCAGAGCTCGAGAACGACCGAGCCGAGGTCGATATCTGTGCTCGTGATATTAGGCATGGACAAAGCCCTTTCCGCTGTCGAGGCGGGTTGCGACCTGGTCACCCAAGTCGGTAGCGGTCGGCGGCGTTGCCGAGTCGACGCCCGTCAGGGCGGCCGCGGCGGTCGTTGCGTCGCCCTGCCGCTTTGCGCGGTCGGTGCGATTCATGCTGGCGCTGAGATACCGCGCGGTGAATTCCTGCGTCATGACGGCGCCGGTGCGGATCGCATCGAGTGCGATCGTCATGTCGCCGCAACTCTCGCCCATCGTGAGATGGGCTTTCACGCGGTCGCGTTCTTCCGCGACCCCGCTCGCCTTCGCGGCTTCGATCGCCGCGCGCGTTTCTGGTGTTTGTTCTTCGGCCATTGCTTTCCCTGGTTTGCTAGGCGCCGCGCGCGGCGCTGTTGATGCGATCTTGTCGATGAGCCCTAGGCGCTTGGCTTCGGGCGCGGTCATTGATGCGCCGCGGCCGTAGCCTGCGATCACATCCTTCGCGGTCACACCGCGGCCTTGCGCGATGCCGCGCGCAAACTCGTCGTTGATGGCGTCGAGATACTTGACGATCACGGCCTTGCCCTCCGGCGTGCGAAGGTCGGGCCGCTTATCAGGGCTATCCGTGTTCGTGAGCGTAACGACGTGGTCGCTCAAGTAGAACGACGCCGCGGTGCCGATGCTACCGAACGTCGCGCCGCGCCCGACCGCTTCGATGGGACCGAACGACGCCGCGAGGCCATAGGCTGCGCTTTGCGCGTTCTCCGCGATGACGCGAGTTTTCTTGCCGGAGCTCGCGCGAAAGTTAGCAAGCGCGTCCATCGCCTCGAATAGTCCGTCGACGCTGCCGCCCGGGCTGTCGACGCGCAACACGAGCTCTTTTATCGCGGCGTTCATCGACGCGACGCCGACCGCCGCGCGGATGGTTGAATACGTCGTGTTTCCCCCGCCAAAGAAGAACGCGAAGAAATCGGGCTTTTTAGTGAGCACGCCTTCGACGCGGAGCTCGGCGCTTGCCCCGGCGATGGTCATGCCGCGCGGCAGCTGCACGCCGTTGGCGTCGACGCCGCCCGACGCCGCAACATCGATCGCGAGCTCGCGCGCTTCCCATGCCGCGGCCTGCTCGAGTTGCTGGCAATCCTGCCGAGCCGTCATCATCAGACGGCAGATCGATGGCTCAAGTAACCAAAGTGTCATCGCTGCTTTCCTGTTTGGGCACTACGCGGAGCTTGCGCGGCGCGTTCGGATCCTTCGGCGCCTTCGGGCCAGCACCGGGCAACGCCGGCGGCGGCGCGGGCGGCTTTTTGAGCTCGGCGATCGGCTTGTTTGCTTTCGCCAGCGCTTCGTTTTCGCGTTCGATCTGTTTGACGTTCTTCGAAAACTTGGTGCCGGTCGTCTCGCGCGTCGCGCGGTCGCGCGTGATGAACCCTTGCTCGACCAGTTTTTCGTAACCGTTGGCCTGCTTCATGAGGTCGACGGATGGCTTGATCGCGCCCGTCCAGTCAGCGCTAAGCCACGCCGCAAGCCGGTCGTATTGCATGGGATCGCGCCATGCCTCGAGCAGGCCTGCCGCCTTCACGCGCCCGGCGAGCGTTTCCGACAAGAGCCAGTCGATATAGATCGGCTGACAGAATGCATCGCCCCATGCGGCGCGCACCGGGTTTAGATAGAGCTTGAATTCATTGACCGCGGCTTGGCTGGCGCTGTAGTTGCTCGCAAAGCTGAGGGTCAAGATCTCCGGCGGGATGTTGAGGCACCACGCGATCGCATAGATGATGGCCGATTCGAAGTCGCCGAACTTCTCATCGGTGCCCGTCGCGGAGAACCCGTGCGGCGTCTCGCCCGGGGCGAGCTCATCGAGCACGGCGCCCGGGATCTGGGTTGCGAAGTTGTAGACCTTCGGCGTGCCGCCGGGCACCGACGCGACGGTCGAGCGCCCGCGCAATTGGGCGCCCCCCATAATCGGCCTAGAGCCTTGCTGGTCGAGATCTTTTTTGATGAACATCGCCAGAACGGCATTCATCGCCGCCTTGCGCTGCACAGCGTCGCGGTAGCGGTCGACCTCGCGAAGCGACTGCAACACGATCGATAGGATCGGCTCGCCGCGCACCTCGTCGAGCATCTTGTCGGATCCGTACACGAGCCACGCCAGCTTGCGCCCGTTCGCGCCTCGCGCGGGCAACCGAACCGACTTCATTTGAAATGGCTGCCGCTCATCCGGTTGGATGATCCAATACGCAACGTGCAGCCCGTTCGCGTCGACCTCGACACCGTGTTTGATACAATGCCCTGGGGCCAGCTTCGGCGGCTCGGATGCGAAGGCAAACGGCGATTGCACGCGGTCGCCATCGACCAGCCGCACTCGCGGTAAGCCGGTGCGCTCATCCTGAATGAGCACGACCAGCACGTCGCCGGAAACGAGGGCGGCTTGCTTCGCGTCGGCCTGCAACTTGCCGAAGGTCGAAGCCTCTTTGTAGTCGCAAAGCGCGGGCGTGCGCTCCCACAGATGGAACCGGTTCTCGACCAGCTCTGACCATTCGGCGAGCTCATCTTCCCCGATGCCGAGGATAGACGGATCGGGCATCGCCTCGACGGCTAGGCCCGTGTTGATGATGTTCGTGACCAGCCGGCGAATGATGCCGCGCGCATAGATGTTCGTTTTAAACAGCTGCGTCGAGCGCTGCCGGAGGGTCCAATAATCCGCGACCAGCAATTCGGTGTAGCCGAAGCCGCCGGGATACTTCTCGCCATCGTGCCATTGCATGCGCGCGGGCGCGTTGCCGGAGCTGACGGCATCGGGCGCGGGCGTGGCGAGCTCCGGCGACGCCGACGGGTTGCCGTAGATCCAGCCGTACACTTTGTTGATGAACGGGTGCTTTACCATCCGGGCCTCAAGTTGAATTGCGAGCAGCCGCCCTTGCGCGCGCGAAGCGTTGCAAGGCGCGAATAGAGTCGTTGGATGGTCAGATCGATCGATCCAAGTTGAGCGCGCGTGACCATCTGTCGCGTTTGCCCGGTGTCGAGTTGATAGGTTTGCGTGTTCGAGTCCGCGAAGGCGAGTTGCGCCGCTTCCCAGGCATCGATCAGCGCCATTGTTTCCGTGATCTTTCGATCAAGCCATGCCGTTTCGTCGCAACAGTCTGTCATTGCAGCGAGCTCCAAAACGCTTCCCAGTCGACTTGCTCGAGTTGCATGTCTTGGATGCAAACCGAGTAAGCCGCTATGTCGAGCGCAACGTTGCCGTAGATCAGCAGATCCCAAAGTTCGTTATCGGCGCCGCTGGGGCGATGCCAGATGTGACCGAGCCGCTTGCCCGTGCCCGCTTCGATCTTCTCTCGGCGTGTCTCGACGGTCAGCTCTTTTAGCTGCTCGTCAGTCGCGTTGACGGGCGCGTTAAAGTGCCCCTCCGGTTGCAAGCCGAGCCCGGACCAGCCGCGCCGAAGCGCGCTAGACCATCGATCTTTATACATGTCGACACACGCCGCCCATCCGATCATGCCGGTGTGTTCGATCGTGTAGCTCCAAAACTCCTTTGTCGGCGCTTGCTTCGGCGGAGCCTCGCGCCCGCGGATCGGAAACACGCCGAGCTCGTACCGATCACAAAACCGATAGACGGTATCGGTCAGATAGCTA